AGTTTGGATCGATCTCCAGACGCGATGAAACGCCGGCCAGTTCATCTAGATCCGATACCGCCCCCGCGATTGCATTGACGAACGGCTGGACCGCCTGCGTGATCTGGTTGAACGCGAAGGATGCCGTCGTGAGCGAGTTGGTGAGATTGCCACCGAAAGATTTCGTCTGATTGGCCAGCTGAGAGAACACCTTCCCCACCTGGCTCGCTGCCGCGGTGATCATGATGTTGAATCGGGCTACTCGTGTTCCAGCCATTTCAATCGTGCTCTGCTTGTCGCGCCTTGTGCTGGGCGAACAATTCGTCGAACTCGGGTGTGCGGTCTCGTATCAAAAGCGATTCCGTGGGGGGCATCTCCTTGCAGAATGCGGATGCGGCAAGGATCGCGTGCAAATTGTGCCGAATATATCCGAACGGGTTCTCTCTCCAATAGGCTTGCCAAACTGCGAGCATCCTTGCATCGCCCAGCCGGTCCATCATGCGGTTGATGTCGGGCTCGCCCATCTCGACGCAAAGGTCCATCAGGAACTTGAGTCGGGGCGAGCCGGCAAGTTTTTTAGCAGGTCATCCTCTTGATTCTCGCCGAGTCCGCTGGCTTGCATCACGGCGCGGAACAAAGCCATCAGGTTGTTGAGCCCAATCGATTGCAGAGCTTGCATCGTCGACACCTTATCGCATGCCGATCCATCCTCGTTACAGATCGATTCGCCCAAGATGTCGAGGATGACGGGCAGTTGCTCCCTCAATTGTTTTTGATCCGCCACCCTCTCGAGTCCAAGCGCCTGTTGGATCGGCATCGGGCGCACATACAGATCGACGCCGTCGAGCTGGAGCTTGCACACCTGTTTCTTCAGCAGTTCAAGGATCCCAGCCATCACCGTCCCCTTAGCTCAACACGATGGCTCCGGTCCGGACGATCACACCCTCGACGCGCATGTATTCCTTCCGCGTGACCGCCTGTGGTTTGTATCGCCGCAGATAGCCGGGGAACGTGTGCTTGTCGCCGCCAGGATAGGTGATCCGCCAGGTGCGGACAGCCCGGGCCCCTACGATTGCCGTGAGCAAGACGTCCTCAGTCGAGCCTGGCTCGAACGCTGCCTCAAACGTGATTTCATCCGAGGTGGGATCGCCTGGAGAAGCATCCGGCGTAGTCGAGACCGTGTCGGATAAGCACAGCTCCGACTCGACGTTTTCCCACTCAACGCCGGGTGGCGTCACGCTGTAGACGCAGCCGATCGTCACGAACGTTCCGCTGGAGACAGGATGCTCGATATCGACGAGCGTTCCGGCCCCAAGTAGTTTCACCGTCATGAATCACACTCCTAACTGCCTCACGGGCTCAGGACCAAAATACTCGCCGCCACATCGCAATCGACATAGACTTTTCCATCGGTCTGCCGGAATATCACGGATAGGGGACGCACCCATGTCTTCGTTGTCGCGACCGTGATCGTATCGTCTGGCAACGTGACTCCGAAATCGCTGTACTTAGTCTCAGGCAAAATTTTGAAAGTATAGACAGCGTCCCCGCCAGTCCCATTTTTCAGCACGATAAAATCATGGGAATCAAAGGCGAACTGTACGCCGTTGCCTGCGCCCGTCCCCATCACGGTGAAGTCCGAGCTATCACTGAGGTTATATCCAGTTTTGGTCAACGCCACCGGGGTAATGAGTGCTCGTGCCATTCGTGAGTCCTATCTGTGAAGTGTCAGGCTGAGGGCCCTCACGTTCGATCCAACGTCGGTACGCAATCCCCTCGGCACATAGTCGTCGGTTTGCTCTTCGACAAAAACTGCCTGTATCTGTTGGTCTCCGAGCTCGCCCTTGTAGCCGTCGATCGCCAGGATTTGCTCAACCATGTCATTCGCGATCGTGCCACTCGGCGCAATGCACTCGATATCCCAGTTTTCAAAATCCGGATCGCTGCCAAGTTCCGGGGCCAGGCAGTCCTCCCGGCCGATCCCGCCACGAGAAAACCAAATGTACGGCGGGAAATATCCGTCGGGCTCAACCTTGAATTGTGGAACATGATCTTGATGCACTCGGAGACCTACGATCGCGGCCAGCTCGGTCAGCCCGAGCAGGAACGATCGTAGATTGATTCCGAGACTAGCCACCGGTGGATAACTCCTTCGTGAGCAACTTTTCCAGTCGAACCATGATCTTGTCCGAAATCTTCTCGGACGTTACCGCGTTGGTAGCCGGCTCGCGGATTGGCTTGCTCTTCGCTCCTGGATGTTGCCAGCGACCAGGTACGAGAATCCACTGTCCGTTCATTCTCGCTGGCCGGCCTGGTAGTTCGTGCGATTTCGTCCCCAGGTCCACCAAGTGAAAATACTTGCCGGGATTTTCGCCATCGCCAGACTTCTTATCCCGAACCCCCACCATCAGCACCGCATTGCCGCTGGGATATCCTTTGACTTTGCTTACCACGGCTTTCAGCAGATGCCCTTTGCGCACGGCACCCTGCCGCCGAATTTGCCGCCGGAATGCTGTCTTGAGTGGCGCGAGGCCAGCGTTCAACGACTGCGCCAAGATCGCCGCGCGGCGCCTCGGCTTGGCCACTTTGTTCAACCGCTTGAGGACTGGCTTAAGCCCATCGATTTTGACTTGGATGCTAGCGGCCACTACCTGATCTCCGAGCACAGCAGTTGCAATTCGACGTCTTCCTCGTCCGTGTTCTTCACGTGGCCGACGTGGAATACCCTACCGGTCCCCTCGAGCTCCACACGGTCACGCGGGTGAATGCCCTCGATGGGATCGATCGTGATAATGCATTCCGCCTCGGCGTACATCGCGCGGGCGGTCTCCAGCTCGCGGCCGCCCAACGTCACAAAGTTCGCCGGCAGCTCGTAGAAGCACTTGCGGAACGGGCCGACCTTCTGCCCTTGCTCGTCCAGATCCGCATCCAGTGGTGGTTTCAAGATCGATACCGACTTACGAAAATCTCCGGCGTCGCGGCGCTGAATAAGTTTCATAGCGACACCCCCGCGGTCAGCCCGTGAGGATATTGATCAAATTCATCCCCGACGCGAAACTGATCCATCGCCCAGTACAGGGTATCGGGCGGAGCTGTCTGCCCCCGGAACCGATAGTAGGTCTCGATCAATCGTAGGATGCAGCCCTTGATGCCGGCCGGCACCGCCGCGGCCGTGGCGCCATAACCCGCCACGTAGTCGACCCTGATGCCGGCCAGGTTGCGGCCGCGATCTGACGGCCATGGCTGCGGGTAGGCTAGGTGGAGCACCGCGGGCTCGCGATCCGTCAATAACCGGATTTGCTCGTTGGGCACCTCCACGAGGTCGCCATCAGCGTTCTCGTATTCGATCAGCGTGATCGACTGCACTGGATTGCGGGGCAGCAGCACCTCGGTGGGCGGACGGTCCAACGTGAGCCGCCACGACTGCGTGATCAGGGCCCGGTTGCAATAATCCTCGAGTTCCCGTCGTGACTGCGGCAGTAGCTGCTGAAAGATCAGCACGTCGTCCCGGACGAACTGGTCGGCCAGGTTCAGATGCCGCTTGATCTCGCGCAGCGTCAACGGCTCGAGGACCGGCGGAGTCACGAGTGTTAGGCCGTAGTCCACATCAGGCTCCAAAGACCCGCGCCGGGGCGGGTCTTGCACCCGGCGCGGGCTGACGAAGGAGGATCGTTATGCCGCCGGCATCTGCAGGACCTTGACGGGTGCAGTCCCGGCGGTTAGGAGATTGCCATCCTCGCGGATGAACGCGACGAAACCATCCTGGTCCTTAGCGCGGTACAGTTCCTGCAACCGATACATGCGCAGGCCATTGACCCGGCGGATCTTGTACCGGTTCAGCTGACCGTATAGCAACACCTTGGCGTTCGCGGCCACGCTCGCCATGTCCTGATTGACCACGATCCGAGCTCCCGCCACCATGTCCGGCACTCCCTCCTGGAATCCGCTCTGCCAGATCGGCCGGCCCATATCGTCGACGAGCAATCGCAACAGCAGCACGGTCGCGTCGTTGCACATGAACTGCGCGCCATTCCGATATGCCGGGTCGACGGCGTGCTGCAGTCGATACACAACCGCCGTCGTGATCCCGTCCGCGAGAGCACCCGGGTGCACGTAGGCTGTGGCCTTGGGCACGATGCCGTTGGGCAACGTCGTGCCGGTGCCCGTGGTGTAGTGCAAGTTGGTGATCCGGCCCAAGCGCTCGCCAAGCATATCGCCCAGTACGGACGGCAGGTCAATCACCGAATCCTCGAGCAACTCAAACGGCACAAGGATCGTATCGGACGTGTACTTGAACGCGCCCCAGGTCACCTTTCCGAACGTCGGGTTCGGCCCGCCATCACCACTGGTGCCGCCACCAGCATTGTCGTCGACGGCAGTACTCTCGGCGACGATCCGGCCTTTGTTCGCGGTATCGTTCGCGGTCGGCCAGCTCAGGTCTTCTCCGCTGGCCGTGGTCATGATCTCCGACACTTCGCGCATGCCACCGAAGGCCAGCATGTTGATTTCGAGCCGGCGCAACAGCGTCTCGGGGATTATCAGATTTCCGCCGCTTGATCCTGTCGTGGTGGTCAAGGGCGCGTTGAACAATTTGAAATCATCGAACTTTGACAAGTCTCGCATCTGGGGGTGCATATTGCCAAACGCCCGATAGAGCCGGCGAAGATTTGCGTCGATCCCCTCGGGAAACCCAAAATCAAGGTGATTCTGAAAGGGATGGATTCCGCACGAATGGCTGGCCTCCCAATCACGCTCGCTGAGATGCCGGCCGAGCTGGCCTTTCATCCATGCGGCGAGGGCCCGGCACTTGGTCTCCTCGCTCGTCGGGCCGCGGTTGGCAGTCGGTCTCCGCCCGTAATAACCGAAGAACGAGGAAAAGTTATCCATGCCCGGAAGATTGGGCTCGGCCGGCGGGTCGGGGACATGGGTGGTGCCCGGACTGTCGATCGCAGATTGAATCTGGGCGAGCCGCTTCAAGACCGCGTCGGAATTCCGGATGGCATCCATCTCGGCCATCACGCCGTCGTAGTCCTTGTTGAGCTGATCCCAATTCGCTTTGATCGTCGGATCGGCGAATTCCGCTTTCTCCTGGTCGAACTTGCCGCCCAACTCTCGGATTTTTTCGGCGAGTTCCAGCCGCTTGTTCTGAAGTTCCACTAACGATTTTGGCATGTTCGCGCTCCTGATTCTTGAGCCCGCATGCCACAAAAAAAGACGAGCATGCGGAGTACCACACGTGATACAACGCATGCTCGCCTTGTGAGCGACACACCGCTGGATTGCTTTGGCTTAGGTCACATTGACCAGCCTCTGCATCATTATCACAAAATCATAACGGCCTAAGTCCAGCGTGTCAACAAGTCGTCCATTTCGAGAATCTTCAGCCGGGTCGCTACCGCCTTCTGGACTTTGTTGGGCGGAGGGGCGCAATGGGCCTTGATCTTGTTGGGCACGTTCCTGAAGCCGGCCAG